TGTTCAAGCAGATCAAATAGATGTTGATCTTTCAGAATTAACTACATCTACATCAGACGCTGATGGAGATTTCTTTGCTGTAGTTGATGCAGCAAACGCACAGAAAAAATTAACAAAAGGTAATATTGCTATTTCAGGATTTAATAATGATAGTGGTTTTATTGATGGCTCTGCATTAAATGCAAGCAACCTAAGTTCGGGAACTGTACCAGATGCAAGATTTCCTGCTACATTACCCGCAGCAAATGGGTCTGCATTAACAGCATTAAATGCAACTCAACTTACTTCAGGAACTGTTCCAGATGCAAGGTTTCCTGCTACACTACCGGCAGCAAATGGTTCGGCACTTACAAATTTAAACGCAACAAACTTAGCTAGCGGAACAGTTGCTAATGCGAGATTAGATGCACAATTACAAGATGTAGCTGGTTTAGCTGTAACAAATGGAAATTTTATTGTTGGTGATGGTTCAAATTTTGTAGCTGAATCTGGATCAACTGCAAGAGATTCTTTATCTTTAGGTACAAGTAATGATGTTCAATTTGATAGTTTTGGAGTTGGAACTGCAGCTTCAGGAACTACTGGAGAGATTAGAGCAACTAATGATGTTACTGCTTTTTATTCTTCTGATAAATCTTTAAAAGAAAATATTAAAAACATAGAAAACCCTTTAAAAAAAATCAGCCAAATTAATGGTGTAACTTTTGATTGGACAGAGGACTATATTAAACAACACGGTGGTGAAGACCAATATTTCGTTAGAAAAAATGACGTAGGTGTTATTGCACAAGAAATAGAAAAAGTTTTACCTCAAGTAGTTGCAACAAGAGAAGATGGTATCAAAGCTGTTAAATATGACAGAATTGTTGCTTTGTTAATTGAATCCATCAAAGAACTTAAAAAAGAAATAGAATTACTTAAAAACCCAGGAGCCTAACAAATGGCTTTTGGAATTACAGCATTTGCAGAAGCACCTTTTGCAGCAGCGGGAGCTGCAAGTATTACTGCTGCCGTAACGGGTCAAGAACTTACTATTGCAGAAACATCTCCTGGTGTTGTTATTGATGTAAATGTTTCTGTTACAGGTCAGGCTTTAACCACCACTTTAAATAATGATGGTATTAGTATATTTGTAGGAATTAAAGAAATTCCTACAGGAATTGGTTTTAATGCTGATTTAGGTTCTGTTACTACAGTTGGAAATGCAAATGTAGATATTACAGGTCAAGAAATGACTGTAGCAGATGGAACAGCTGTTCTAGATGCAAATACTTTAGCTGATGTTACCGGAGAATTATTATCTATAGCTGAAGGAAATGTTAGTACAACTGCTGACGCAAATACTACTCTTACCGGTCAAGAATTAACAGTACAAGATGATTCTGTAACAATTATTACAGATACAGATGTTTCATTGACTGGACAAGCTATGGCAGCTTCACTTGGAACAGCTGTATTAGATGCAAATACTTTAGCTGATGTAACTGGTCAAGAAATGACTATGCAAGAAGGTCAGGTAGAAGTTGATGATGCAAGTGCTGAGGTGACTGGAATTGAAATGACAATGTCTTTAAATAGTGTAAAAAATATTGTATGGACTAAAGTAAACACAGGGTCAACATCTGTTTGGACAGATGTTGACACAGCAGCATAAAAAAATTATTATGGTAAAAGGAGAATAAATGCCAGTACCAAGCACAAATACTAAATTATCAGATATTCAAACTGAATTTGGAGGATCTAATCCTATTTCTTTATCAGAATATTATTCAGGAGGTCCTTTAGTTCCTGCTGGAAGTCCTGCTCCTAACGGTCCAATACCAAGTTCAGGTCAAATATCTATTGGTCAATTTAGAGGAGCAGAAAAAGTAACTTTTATATCTGCTAGTGGTGGTTCTGAATCTACTTCAGGAGATTACAAAATTCATACATTCACTGGTCCTGGAACCTTCACAGTAAGTTCCCTTGGTAATACACCGACTGGAAGCCAAGTTGACTATATGGTAATAGCAGGAGGTGGAGCAGGTTCGGGTAATGAAACTGGAGGAGGAGGTGGAGCAGGAGGTTACAGAGAATCTCATAACCCTGCTGTTTCGGGACCTTATACAGCTTCACCTTTAGCAACCCCTTCTGCTTTAACTGTTTCAGCGCAAGGCTATCCTATTTCTGTAGGTGGAGGAGGTGCAGGTGCTGTTGGCCAAGGTTCGAGTGGTTCTAATTCAGTTTTTTCAAGTATCACCTCTTCAGGAGGTGGTAGAGGCGCACAAAATAGTAATGGGGTTGCTGGTGGATCTGGTGGCGGTGGCGGAAGAAATGCTCCTGGAGCTGGAGGAAGTGGTAATAGTCCTCCCGTTAGTCCACCTCAAGGAACCCCTGGTGGTAGAAGATCTCCATTTCCTTTCGTTAACGGAGTCCCTAATGGCGGAGGTGGAGGCGGAGGTGCTGGTGGTGCAGGCGGAAATGCTTCAATTCCCAAAGGAGGAAACGGTGGAAGCGGTACAACAACTTCAATATCAGGCAGCCCTGTCACAAGAGCTGGAGGGGGCGGAGGAGGTGCCGAAAACTCAACAGGTGGTAATCCTGGACCTGGTGGAGGAGGCGCAGGATTAACAGGGGGTAATGGAGCTAACGCACAACCTGGAACAGCCAATACAGGCGGTGGCGGTGGAGGAACTGGATGGGGTCCAGGAAGCCCTGGAGGTAGTGGAGGTTCTGGTGGATCTGGAATAGTAATTATAAGGTATAAATATCAATAGGTATGGCACATTTTGCAAAAATATCAGAGGACAATGTAGTTCTACAAGTTTTAACACTTGATGATAAAAACTGTATAAATTCAGAGGGAGTTGAAAAGGAATCAATTGGACAAGCTTATTTAGAAACTCACAATAATTGGCCTGCTCATCTTTGGATTAAAACATCTTATAACACTTATAAAAATGAACATAGATTAGGTGACACACCATTAAGAGGAAATTATGCAGGTGTAGGTTACAAATGGGATCCAACTAATCAAATTTTTTGGCTTCCAAAACCTTTTACGTCTTGGGTAAAAAATATTTCAACTGCAAGTTGGACATCACCGATTGGGGATGCTCCTGAATTGACAGAAGAACAAAAAGAACAAAAACGAGCTGCAACTCATGACTGGAAATATATATGGAATGAATCAGAACAAGTTTGGGATTTAATTGATTCTCTGGTATAGTTATTAAAGGTTTTATAAAGTGAAGTTAATTATTATTGGTAGAGGTAATGCCGGCTGTATTTCAGCTATGCATTTTGCTTATTTTAGAAAATTTGTAAACACAAAAGTAGAAATACAATTAATTTATGATTCTAAAATAAAACCTGTTCCAACAGGTCAAGGGACAACTTTACAATTTCCAGATTGGTTGTTTTATGCATTTGGTTCAAATTACGTAAATAGTTTTCCTGTAACTCAAAAAACAGGAATCATGTATGAAAATTGGGGTAAGAAACATAAAAAATTATTTCATCCTTTCCCATTAGGAAGATATGCTTTACATTTTAGTCCTGATCAATTTCAAGATTATGTTTGTAATAACTTAGACATAGATTTTACAGAAAAAGATGAAAACATAAAAGACTATAATAATTTAGATGCAGATTATATTATAGATTGTAGAGGTACCCCTAAATCTTTTGAAAATTATGATGATTTAGTCAATCCCTTAAATTGTGCGCTTTTAGCTAATTTACCTAAAGAAAAAAATAATACTTTATGGACAGGAACTACAGCAACTCCTGATGGTTGGTGTTTTAATATACCACTACCTAACACTACTTCTGTTGGTTATTTATTCAACACTAATATAACAACAATCGAGCAAGCCAAGAACAATTTTAATAATTTATTTGAAGTAGAAAAAATTAATCAAGTGTTTCCCTTCAATCAATACTTAGCAAAAGAAATGATTATTGATAATAGAGTTTTGTTAAATGGTAATAAATTATTTTTTTTAGAACCACTTGAAGCAACTGCAATGGGATCTTATGTAAAAACATGTCAACATTACTACAATTATATATTTAATGGTCATAGTAAAGAAGACACTGAAACTAAAATAAAAGATTGGGTTCATAAAATTGAAGAGTTTATTTTGTATCACTATTCTGCAGGATCTGTCTACGATACAAAATTTTGGGAATATGCAATTAATTTATATCAAAAAACACCTACAGAATTATTAGATAGAGAATTAAAAATAATAAAAAGTATGTCTAATTTAGATTTGACAAAAACTTTTACAAGTAGTGAGGAGTTTGCTTTATGGCCTCCTTTTAGTATTAAACAATGGTACGATGGCGTATCTTCTTGACAAATATTTTTTATTATTTTATTTTATTTTTTATTCGTGAATATAAAAAAAATAATATTAACTGAACAATCTATATATTATGGTGATGTTAATATGCCTAAAGGTTTTGAAATTGATAAAGATAAACTGGCTAACGATATTTTTACTTTAATAAAAAATACTAAAGAAACTTCATTTACACGTAATTTAAGTTTGTTAAATACTTACATTAAGGATTATATGGATGCTTATTATAATAAAAAATTAGTAAACAAAGATTTTCTAGGAAGTATTTTTAAACCTTATCAAATATCGGAACCCTTACAAGAAGTAGACCCAGTAGATTTGAAAAACTCAGCTGATTTTACACTAGTATATGGTGTTAAAGTCAATGAATGTTTTATAAAAATATTTTATGATGATAATAGACGTAAAGGAAGAAGTTGGGACATAAAACTCGAAAATAATATGTTTGTCTTGTTTCCTTCAACTAATAAATATATTATTTTAAATAAACAAAAAGAAAATTTAAATTTTATTCAAACAATAACTTTTTTTGAAACCAGATGAAAATATTTAAAAATTTTTTAAATAAAGAAGATTTTAAAAAAATTCAAAGTGTTATAATGGGAGAATATATGCCTTGGTATTATAGTGATGGTGTTAACGAAGACGGAGATATGCATGATCAATTTGTTTTTATTTTTGTAGCACCAGGAGGGGTTGTAAACTGTACAAAACCAATGCTTGATTTAATTAATCCAATTTTATCTAAAATAAAAGGTAAAAAAATTAATAAGATAAAAGCAAATTTATTACTTAAAACAAAAAAAATTACGCAGCATGGTTTTCACATAGATCAAACGGAAGGAACTACGGGAATTTTTTATTTAAATAATTGTAATGGTTATACTAAATTTCAAACAGGAGAGAAGATTAAAAGTATTGAAAATACATATGTAGAATTTAATTCTACAATAAAACATACAGGCACTTCTTGCACTGACGAAAAAAGAAGAATTGTTTTAAATTTTAACTACAAATGAATTTAATTAATTATTATTGGTATTTTACCGCTGTAATACCCCCTAGAATATGCGATGACATAATTAAACACGGGTTATCTAAAAAAGACTCTATAGCTAAAACAGGGGGGTTTGAAAATGAAATACTTACTGAAGATGAAATTAAAGATTTAAAAAAAAAGAGAGATTCAAATTTAGTATGGTTAGATGATACATGGATATATAAAGAATTACACCCATATATTCACGAAGCGAATAAAAAAGCTGGTTGGAACTTTGAATGGCATAGATCTGAATCATGCCAGTTTACTAAATATAAATTATATCAATATTATGATTGGCATTGTGATAGCTGGGATAGACCTTACAAAAAAGAAAATAAAAATGATCCTGACAATGGTAAAATTAGAAAACTGTCGATGACTTGTCAGTTAACAGATGGGTCCGAATACCAAGGAGGAGAGTTAGAATTTGATTTTAGAAACTATGATCCACTTGTAGAAAACAAAGTAAATAACAACATTGTTCAAGCAAAAGAAATTTTACCTAAAGGATCTGTCATTGTATTTCCATCATTTGTATGGCATAGAGTTAAGCCTGTAACTCAAGGAGTAAGATATTCATTAGTTATGTGGAATTTAGGATATCCTTTTAAATAATATAAATGTCATTTAAAAAAAATAAATATACCATTATAAAACAAGCTATATCAAAAGATCTAGCAATCTTTGTTGCGAATTATTTTTTAATGCAAAAACAAGTTTATGATACTTGTATGCAATCTAGATATTTTTCTCCCTTTGAAACTATAATAGGATACTACGAAAAAGAGGATGAACAAATACCAAATACCTATTCTCAATATGGTAACATGGCTATGGAAACCTTGTTACTTAAATGTCAACCAATTATGGAAAAAACAACAAAGTTAAAATTATACCCTTCTTATTCTTACGCAAGAATTTATAAAAAAGGTGATAAATTAGAAAGACACAAAGATAGATTTAGTTGTGAAATATCAACTACTATGAATCTTGGTGGTGATGAATGGCCTATATATTTAAGCCCTTATGAAAATGTAGGCATACCCAATGATAAAGAAATTACAATAGCGAGCAAAGCTAAAGGTGTTAGGATAGATTTAAAACCTGGAGATATGTTAGTTTATTCTGGATGTGAGTTAGAACATTGGAGAGAAAAATTTAAAGGTAAAGAGTGCATACAAGTATTTCTTCATTACAATAATCGTAAAACAAAAAATGCAAAAAATAATATGTTTGATACCCGTCCACATTTAGGTTTACCACCATGGTTTAAAAAATGAATTTTATTAAACAATTAAGTGAGGTTAAATATGCTGCAAAAAAACAAATTAAGGAAGAGCATTGGCATGTTGAAGGTATTATAAAATCTAAATCAAACCAAAAATTTAAATTTGATTTAAGTCCTATAATAAAATTTAAAGAAAATGATTACGGTAAAATAGGTTATTTTTCATCAAAATCAGATAAAATAGTTTTTGATTTTAAGGATAAATGGATTTTAATAGATACAAAGGAATTGACAAATTATATCAAAAAAACAAATATAAAAGAATTAAATTTAAATGATTTATTGGATAAATTAGAGTGGAACACAATACTAAATAAATGACAAGTTGACACTTGTGAATAAATTAAATAATATGCAGTAATTTAAGGATCTAAAATATGGCAAATACTACATCAGCAAGTTTAAAATTAACAGTTCAACAAACTGGAGAAAATTCAGGAACTTGGGGACAAATTACCAATACTAATTTACTTATATTAGAACAGGCTATTGGTGGATACGATACAGTTAACTCTGCATCAGGTGCTACTTTAACTTTTTCAAATGGAGCATTATCTAATGGTAAAAACCAAGTATTAAAATTAACAGGTACAATTTCAGGTAATGTAAGTGTAACTATTCCTGATTCAATTGAAAAAACTTATATTGTAGAAAATGCAACAAGTGGAGCACATACTGTAACTTTTAAAACAACTTCTGGAACAGGAGTTACTTGGTCTGCAACAGACAAGGGAAAGAAAATTTTATATTCTGATGGAACTAATATTGAAGAAGGAGTTACATCAACAGGTAGTTTAATTACAGGAGACATTACTACAAACACTATTTACACTAGTAATCTTACCGTGACTAATAATACAAATGTTAGCGGTATTACTATAAGTGATAATGTTACCGCAGCAAATAATATTACAACAACTGCTGGAAACATGGTTGATCAAATAGGTGAAGTAAGAACAGTGCCTGCAAATACTCAAGCATCAACATATACTTTAGTAGCTGGTGATCATGGAAAAGTTATTATTGCTTCTGATACAATAACAGTTCCCTCTGGAGTCTTTTCAACAGGTCAAACTATTTCAATTTATAATAACACTGCCGGTGATATTTCAATAAATCGCTCTAGCGTCACTATGTATTGGGTAACCGATGGAACAGACGCAAATAGAACATTAGCAACTAGAGGAGTTGCAACCGTTCTTTGTGTAGGAACTAATACATTTGTAATTACTGGCGGACTTTTATCATAGGAAACAACTATGACTCATTACACTTTATTAGTAGGTTCCAGTGGAGGCGGTATTCCAGCAACATCGTTTGTTGAATTAACTTCCGGTTCTTCTACATTTAGTGTTCCAGACGGATATAATGCTATTCATATTCAATACGCTGTAGGTGCAGGTGGCGGTGCATTTCGTGCAGCTGACTATGATAAAGCAGGTGGAGAATCTTCTGGAGCTGGTGGTGGTTCGGGTGGTTATATTTCTGATAAAATATTAACTGTCGCCGAAGGTGAAACAATAACTTATGCTATAGGTTCAGGAGGAGCTGCTAATAATGCTATACCCACAAGATATAACGGAAGTTCAAGTCCTGGTACAAGCACAACATTATCTGGTTCTACAACAGGAAGTTTATTTACATTAAATGGAGGTGGTGGAGCTTCAGCATCTGGTGGAGGTGTTCAAGGACCTGTAAGATCAAACACTGCTGGAACTGCAGGATCAGCAACTATTGGAGGAACAGCTATTACTTCAGGAATTTTTGTAGATTCAGACAAAAGTGTTAAAAATGTAAACACAAATACTTCAGGGCCTGTTGGTACTTTTAATCAATCAGGTAATGGAGCAGCAGGAGATAACAACGGAAACTGTAGTGGAGATAACTGTCAAATAGGAGGTTCAAATGGAGCTGATTCTTATGCAGGAAGTGTATCTGGAGGAGCTGGATCACCAGTAGGAGGAACAGCCGGAGGATCTGATGGTACACGAGGATCTGGTGGTGGAGGAGGTGGTGCTCAATACGGTGATGGAGAGGTTGCTGGTCACGGTGGTGACGGTGGTAATGGAGAAATTAAATATAGATTTTTACAAGTGCTTTAAATATGTTACAAAAATTAAATTTTAAACCCGGTTTTAATAAACAAGTCACAGATTCAGGTGCTGAATCTCAATGGGTTGATGGAGATTTTGTTAGATTTAGATATGGACTTCCAGAAAAAATAGGTGGATGGTCACAACTTACAAATTCTAATACTACATTACCTGGAGTAGCACGTGCTCAACATGCCTTTACCAGTCTTACTGGTGACAGATATGTAGCCTTAGGTACATCTCAGGGTTTGTTTTTATATTATGAAGGTGAGTTTTTTGATATTACTCCAATAGATAATGACGTGATTACTGGAGCGGACTTTGATGCAACGAGTGGTTCTGCTACAGTTACAGTAAATAAAACTAGTCATGGTTTACAAAACGGAAGATATGTAACGTTTTCATCAGTTACTGTTCCAACAGGTTCTGGTTATGCGACAACTGATTTTACTAATAATAGTTTTGAAGTATTAAATATTACCTCAAATACATTTCAAATTACAATGCCATCTAACTCAGCTGGCACTACATCAGGAACAGGATCTGCACAAATTGATCCATACGTAATCATAGGTCCAACATTTCAAACTGTAGGTCTTGGTTGGGGTACAGCTGCTTGGGGAGGAGCTTCCGGTCTTACAACAACACTTAATGGTGCATTATTAGATGATACAAATGGTACTGGAGGAAGTGGTACAAGTATAACTTTAACTTCAACAGCTAATTTTCCAACAACAGGGGCTATTAAAGTAGGAGCAGAATTTATTTCTTATACTGGAATATCTGGAAATGACTTAACAGGTATAACAAGAGCAGCTGCAGGAACAAGGTCTGCTCATTCTGATGGAGCTTCTGTTGAATACTATATAGGATGGGGACAATCTGCAATATCATCTACTATAACATTAGATCCAGGTTTATGGTCGTTAGATAATTTTGGACAAATATTAATTGCTACTATTCACAATGGAGAAACGTTTACATGGAACGCAGGAGCAGCATCACCTAGAAACGTTAGAGCAACTATTATGGCAAATGCACCTACTAAAACAAGATTAACTCAAGTATCTGATAGAGATAGACATGTATTTCATTTTGGGACTGAAACAACTATTGGAGACACTACTTCACAAGACCCAATGTTTATTAGATTTAGTGATCAAGAAAACTTTAATGAATATCAACCAACTGCAATTAATACAGCAGGAACATTTAGATTAGATAAAGGTAATGAAATTATAGGAGCAGTATCTGGTAAAGATTATACTTTGGTTTTAACAGATACTTCAGCATATGTAATTCAATATGTTGGTCCACCATTTACATTTAGTATTAGACAAGTAGGTACAAACTGTGGATTGATTGGTCAAAACGCACTTAGTTATTCTGATGGTATTGTATTTTGGATGTCAGGTGAGGGTGGATTTTTTATGTTTGACGGTACGGTAAAAGCCATTCCTTGTTTAGTTGAAGATTTTGTTTTTACAACAAGTGGAGATAATCTAGGCATTAACTACAACTCTAGTATGTTAGTATATGCAGAACACAATAGTTTATATAATGAAATTAGTTGGTTTTATCCAACCTCTAACTCACAACAAATTAATAGATGTGTCACATATAACTATGCAGAAAACGTTTGGACTACATCATCACTAGCAAGAACATCTTACCTTGACACTGGTGTATATGATTTACCATATGCAACTGAATATGATAAAACTGCTTTACCTACTTTTCCAATACAAGGTGTTACAAATACTTATGGAGCAACAACTTATTATGAACATGAAAAAGGAACCGATCAAGTCAATAGCTCGGGTACAACATCAATTGATGCTTACATTCAATCAGGTGATTTTGATATTACTAACTCTAATAATATTGCTAATTTACAAGGAGACGGTGAATACATAATGTCAGTTAAAAGATTTATACCAGACTTTCAAGTGCTTATTGGTAATTCAAAAATTACTTTATTAATAAATAATTATCCAAGTGATACAGCTGCAAGCTCACCTCTTGGACCCTTTACAGTAACTTCATCTACTGATAAAGTAGATACTCGTGCTAGAGGAAGATTAGTAGCTCTTAAAATAGAAAATGATGCTGTAGGTGAGACTTGGCGTTATGGAACATTGAGATTAGATGCTAAACCAGATGGAAGAAGATAATGGCAAAAATAGCAGCATATATACCTGAACCAAAACAAGAATACGAAGTTAGTAATCAAAGACAAATTATAGAAGCATTAGATACTGTAAAAAATCAACTTAATTTTTCATTTCAAAATGACTTGAAAGAAGAGCAAGATACATACAACTGGTTTATATCATAATGACTATACAATATAAAAATCAAGGTTTTAATTTAACCACTAGTAATTTAACTACAGTATTAACTATTAACACTAGTTCTGTGGCAATTGTAAAAAGCATTAATATTACAAATGAACATAGTAGTAATAATTTAACTGAGATGTATTTACATGATTCTTCTGCATCTACGGATTATGAATTTTTTCACAAAGATTTAAGTGCAGACGCAACAGAACAGGCTGCAGGTCAAGTTTTAAATTTAGAAGCAGGAGATAGTATAAAGGTCCAAACAGAGGTTGAAAATACTGTAAAAGGTGTTATAAGTTATGCTTTAATAGACAGGTCACAACAGAATGGATAATAATATTTTAAAAATAGATTGTACTACAACAGTAGTGTTGAGAAATACTAGAACAAATAAAGTATATAAAGACGAAGCAGAGAAAGAAGCTGATATAGCTGATCCTAATACTGAAACAGTTGCAGAGCATATTGCTCAAGATTTAACAGTAGAGGTATCTCCGAAAGGATTGAATGTTTTACAGAAAGTTATGAATGAAAATAAGAAATCAAACACCTAAAGGTGGAACTGAATTACAATTAAGTTTTTTAAATAAATACGTAGACAAAAACTTATTGGACAAAGTTCAAATTTGTACTTCAATACCAGGTAAAGTTCCATTGGATCCCAACAAAGTAAATATACTTTGGCAAAAAAATTCTTACGATCAGCCTAATTTATATCCTTGGTTTAAAAACAAAGCTAATCACCATAAGTATGATTGGTATGTATTTAATTCTCATTGGAATCATGAAAAATTTAGAATGATGTTTGGTCTACCCACCGAAAAATGTATTGTTATAAAAAACGGTGTAGACAAAATAGAACAATCACAACCTTATCAA